CTCAAGTCTGCCCACCACACTACCTGGGGGCTGGTGAACGCAGTGACGTTCTATCAGGACCACATGGCAAAATCCAGCAAGACAGGTTCACGTTTGAACTCTGGTTGGTTTGGGCAGGGAGCGAACAGGAAGAACAAGGCGTTCGAGGAGGCGCTGAAGATTGCCGCCTAAGTAAAAAGGCGGGAGGCGGGTAACCCCACCAACCTCCCGCAAACACCTTAGCAGCAACGCGGGGGAGAGGCACCTAGCAGAACCTCTCCCCCGCACAACCACCTTACCAATAAGGAGGGAATTCCCATAATGAAAAATTATGAACTAAGTAGTATTAACTTGGCTGAATATCGGTATCGAATCCGATCAAAAAATCGACTCCAAGATGCCGAGTTTGTTTTGAAAACAGACGAGAAAAACAGGGCACTGGAAGTTGCCAAGATCCATCTGGATACTTGGTCGAAGGCTGACGACAGGACGGGTTCGCTCAGGGGGGATGGGCGAGTGGACTTTTGGGTAGACGGAGTGAAGACCGGCTACGTAATTATTGAAGAGCACAGGCACGGACAATACGTGCAGATAGGAGGTTAAGATGGCAGACGTTAGAAAGTTCCCGAACAGGTTCCGCGAGAGATTTGAGGAGGATGACAACCCATACACACAAGGCCTCCCCCCTCTGCTGAACCTGCCAAGGCAGTATGTATTTGATCAGGTGTTTGAGGTTAATCGAGAATTTCTTGGAGTGATTGATTATGACGTGGCGGATATGGTTGAGTTCTTTGAAGATGGAAGGTACCCCGGCGCGGTACTAGTGGACATCAGCATCCCCGGCATCCGGGGGTTGTACAGGGTGGATCTCGACAGCTTTATATTAGTGAAGATAATGGATAATACTTTAATTCACTTTAAATAGTATGTAGTATCAGTAACAATTAATACTGCATACTGAATAAGGAGGAACCAATGGCATCCCTACGACAACTACAACCCTCCAAAACTATCCACCTCGATACCAAAGGGGCCAAGCCCGGAGAAGGGCTCCCCTTCAACAGGAAGGTGGGACACCTAAAGGTCGGACCCAACCGCCCCATAGGAAAGGAGTCCAAGTTCTTCTTCACCTGCGACTGCGGTAACAGCGGATGGCTCACAGCCGGGGAGATGCGGGAGATCCTGTGCCGCTATAGCGGGTGTGGGGAGCCTGACTGCACCGCCCTGAGCTTCGATGAGACAGTGTGGACTTCCAGAGACTCCCTACGCATCCAGCTGTTCGCCCTGCTCCTCCTGTGCCCTGAGGACGTTCAGAGTTTCTGGGGCGGCACCATGGACGACATGTATGAGGGTATCGACTTCGAGGAGGCCCTGATAAACCTCAGCCTGTACCTTGAGGATAACGACTGTGGCGGCGTTTGGCTGGGACGGGTATCAGAACGCCTGCCGTTCATGGAAACCAACGTGCGGCTGTCCAGCAAGCCAGACAAGGTGCTGTTGAACTTCTCCAAGGCCAAGATTGAGGTGGAGGGGGAGGACATGACCATGAAGGAGCTATGCGGCATCGGGAACCTCAGCCCTGATGAGTTATTGCTGAGGCTGTATGAGCTGGGAACAACTGACGATTTATTGATCAATTTGATGGAGAATAAGTAATGGCAGGGTTTAAAAAAGATTCCATTTCTGTAATATCGGTGGGGCATAAGCAGTACGATCTGTTGGACGTGAAGGAGAGTGGGTCTGGTGTTCGACATACCTCCACCAAGTTCTATGACGATGTGATCACTGCATACAATGTCAGCAAGGTAGGAGACATCCTGATCATCCCCCTGCCAGCGGAGGTGAAGTTCTTCAACCTGACCAACGTGTTCAGGGGGAGGGGGCTGACTCGGGGGCTGGATATTGTGATCGCCAGACAGGAGACGGATATGGACGGCAAGCTACTTCCACGGAGTGAGCGTCCTGTTAAATTAAAGAAACTTACCAAAACCAAAGGGAGAATTATTGACACGAACCGCGAGTAGGTAGATGATGGTCATGCTTCACTCCCTATGTTGAAGCATGACTGTCATGGGTTCATTTGCCCCCTTATACCGGGGGCTTTTTTTACGCCACTAATAGTACTATGTACCAGTGGTACTATGTACTAATCATTAATAATAGGAGGCATCACTATGGCCGACGCACATTTTATGGCAGAAGATAATCTAAAATACATTCGACGAGTGAAGGACGGAAGCAACCTCACTTGGAGACAACTCTCACAACTTACAGGGTACAGCGACGAGTACGTGCGAGCTTGGTTCGCCAAGCCCGGAAGTTCAAAGTTTAGAACAGTTCCTGACAGGGCAGTGACAATAGTAAAACTGAAAATGACAAGTGAAAACCCAGCTGCCTAACAGGAGCAACCAATGTACCGATACATCCAACGGTCTGAAAAAGGCTCGTGGGTGCCAGTAAAGTCGAATGAGTTGGACGTTAAGATACAGGAGCTGGAAGCTAAAAAAGTCACCATCCTTGAAGTAACAGAAATAGTTGAAGAAAGCGCGAGGGATAAGAGAACCTACTCTTACCGGGGACCGCTCTACTTCGACATAGACTGCAAGGAAGATTTAAGGCTCGCCATAGAGTCGGGGAAAACTTTAGTAGAGAAGCTTGTTGAGCTTGGCGTACCAAAGCAAGGGGTAAAGATTTTTGCCTCAGGCTCCAAGGGCATACACGTAACAGTCGATCAGAAATACTTTAGTGCGGGGAGGGCAATAAAAGGATTACCGTTAGTTTACAAAGTGATGGCTAAAGAGTTTTACGTCCCCGGCATGGACTTTGCGGTTTACAGTTGTGGCAGAGGCAATGCTTTCAGACTGGAGAACGTGGAAAGATATGACGGCAACTATCGAGTACCTGTCCTGTACGAAGAGCTGAAGGATCTGGATGCGGATGGGTATAAAAAACTGACATCCAAGCCGCGCAATATTACCCAGATAGACCCGAAGCCCATGAAGGTGGTGCTGCTTCAGAATATTTTTGAAGAGGCGAGGCGGGAGGTGAACACCAACACCAAACCTGCTGTTATTGTATCGTCAGAGGAAGGGCTAAAGGAGTTAAGGGATGATGTCCCTCCCTGTATACAAAACTTGTGTGACTGGAAGGGGGTCAGGTCTGAGCGTAACCTCAATCAGGCCTCAATGCAGCTGGGTATATTTATTGGCAGGGCTGACATCAGTGATGTGGTGGCCGATGGGTTGATATCGAGGCTGGCAGACAGCTCCACCAGCTCGAAGTACGACAGCCTACGAGCCAAGTATGACCATGTAAAGGGCAGCGTGTCCTACATGAAGAACTCACCCTCGTACCAGTTCAGCTGCGCATCAATGAGGGGTCTGTTTGACAGAGCCCCCTGCGACGGATGTGTGATTGAAGACTCTCCTGAATCAGCCAACTCAGCATCCCTCAACATGGGGCTGCTGGAGAGGGAGGACGGGATGTTTATCGTCTCCACTAAAGGGGACAAACCCCTTACCAATTTTACTATGCTACCCACCGACCACTACATTGACATGCCACAGACAGGAGGTACTGGGGCACGAGTCGGCACTCGGATGGAACTGTACGATACCGGCGAGATGGTAGCTACCGTGGTGTTCCACGAATCAAGCTGGCTATCAAGAACAGCATTCATGAAGGATACGACTGAAGGGCATGGAGTTCTGATGTTCTTTGGCAGCGACAATGACGTGCAGGCAATTAAAGGGCATGTCCTCAACAAAGAGAATAGTATGGGAGAAATACTTAGGGTACATACTTGCGGGATTCAACGAGAAGAGATTGGAGATTCCGAAATATTTACATACGTCGAGCCCGACATGTCGATTAACACTAACAGGATTCAAAATACACATGAGTATGCCGGGAGTTTGGTGGCTCGACCTTACTTTTCCGAGTCAAGCATCTGTGCGATAGAGGATGAAGAGGCTGACGATGCGCTGTTCAACATGCTGGGCATTAATCAGGAGGTAGAGATGGGGCTGATGGTTGGGTGGTTTATTGCCTGCCACTTTAAGGCTCACATTATGGCACTGTTCAGCCAGTTCCCAGTGCTGGCAGTGTGGGGGAGTGCAGGGTCAGGGAAGAGTGTTACCGTCTCCCTGATTAGTTGGCTAAACGGAACGGACTACACCATGCGAGACACCCCCGTCAACGTTTCCAACATCACCCCCTTCGCCATTTTAGATTACGCCTCCTCCACTACCACTGTCCCCAGAGTCCTCGAAGAATATAACAAGTCAAAGATGAGATTGTCTCAGTGGAAATCAGTGGGGGAAATACTCAAGGCTACGTGGAACTCGGAAGCTGTGTTGCGTGGAGGGTTGGCCAGCAAGAAGGACAACACCCGCAGTGGGGGGAAGGTTACAAAGATCCCTATTAGCGGCCCTCTGGTTGTAGTCAGTGAGCAGGAGCTGGAGATGCCTGCCCTGCAGGAGCGCAGTATTCGTGTGAAGCTGTCTAAAGATAAGCGACAGGGGAAGCGAACTGAATTGCGCAACGCCAATCGAGGTCGAAAGAAGTTGAGGGAGGTAGGCAAGGCAGTGATGGCCGTAGCCTTGCAAACTTCCACTAACGAGATAGAGGAAGTCTTTGATGCCACGGAAGGTCTGATCTCTGAGGATCTGGACGACAGGCCCCGCTATTGTTACCAGACCAGTATGGTAGGGCTGAAACTTTTCCGGGGGGTAGTTAGCAAACAGCTCAAGCTGCCACGGTCCACTGAAAAGTTGGACGAAATAATCAGCACAATGGAAGAATATTTCGTACATCTCGGGGAGTCAGCCAAGGATATCAACGCTCGCTCTGAAGTGGACGCGGTGCTGGAAGAGATGAACATCATGGCCAGTATCAAGAACGGTCAGGAGAACTGGCTGGTCAAGGTTGACCACTACCTCCTGCTGAAGAACGACGGGGTACTGGTGATGGACCCATTAATCTGCCACGCAATTTACAGGCGGTATATCAAGACCGTCAGTAATTCCGCAGCTGTCATTGAAAGTAGTAAGGCGTTTATTGGCCTGCTAAAAGAAGAGCCGTATTTTATAGAGTTCGCCCCCACCGAATCAATGGGCAATGGCAGAGCGATGGCACGGCTGGACATTAAGAAGTTGGACGAGAAAGGTTTGGATACTAGTGGATTCATATAGGAGGAATACCCATGACGTATACTCTAGACACTTACTTTAAAAAGGCTGGACTGAAAAACCCAGTAGCATTTGCACCGTTCATTACGATGAACCCGGAAAAGATACCTATGGAGCATCAGGTCAGTGGGCTGAACAGGCTGCTGACCAACGAGTACTGGGGGCTGTATGACCAGCCGGGAACCGGCAAGACGCTTACCAGCCACGCATTCTTCCTGTACTGGGTGAGCGAGGGGCAGCGTACTATCGCAGTGATGCCCCCCAACCTTGTGTACCAGTTCGAGGAGGAGTTGTACGATGTGTATCAGGGGGCAGAGAAGTACGTTGCCAGTCACATACTGGACGACTCTCCTGCTAAACGTAAGAAACTGTACGCCCAGTGGAGAGAGAACGATAGCTGGCCCCAACTCCTGTGCATGTCGTACCAGATGTTCAGCAGGGAGTGGGAGAAGTGGAGCAAAGTTTACCGAGTCGGCATCTTCGACGAGGCACAGGCCTTGAAGAATTCCAACTCCGGGTTCTTTAAGCATGTCCACGAGTGGCAGCACCAGAAGGGAGGCACCTCTTCCACATTCATGACTGGTACCCCGACACATAACGAGTTGATCGACACCTACTCCCTGATAGAGTTAACTGACCCCGGCGCGTACTTCAGTCTGAAGACTTTCGACAAGATCCACTGCGTGTACAAGAGGGTGCCACTGAAGAAGCCGCGCAGGATGAAGAACGGAGGATGGCAGAAGTCATTCACAGTTCGGACGGGGTACAAGGCGGTCCCTGATATCTCCAAGGCGCTGTACAAACGTGCCAGCAGGACGCTGAAGAAAGATGTGATCGAGATTAAAGACCCGACGATTACAGAGGTGGCAGTGAAACTGGAGGCGGGGCACCTCAGGCTATACAAGAAGCTAGTGAAGGAGAGGCTGCTGGAAGTGGGTGATGAGATGATCATTGCTGATAACGCTCAGGCTTTGCGCCAGAAGTGTTTGCAGATTGTCACCTGCCCGGAGTTGTACATTGAGGAGATGAAGTTTAAAAATAATGTAGTGATGGCCATTCAGGAAATAATTGACGGGATGGATATCGAGAAGTCGAAGGTAATAATCTTCGTCAACTATCAAGACTCAGTACGAAACCTAGATTCCTATTTTTCCAAGTTTAATCCGGCGCTCATGTACGGTGCCTCAAACACGGAGAAAAATCGTCAGAAATTCTTGAAGGATGATACCTGCCGACTACTCATCGCTAACCCCAAGTCAGCAGGCGCAGGCTTTAACTTTCAAAGCGTCTGCCACACAATTATATTCGGGGAGCCTACCGGAGTGCCGGGGGACTTCAAGCAGGCAATGGATAGAGTCCACCGCAGTGGGCAACGCAACCTAGTGAACATCTGGATCATCAAAGCACTTGGAACCATCTCCCCCAAAGCGACAGAGGAAATGCTGCGCAAGGAAGGGGAAGCTCAACAAGTTTACAAAGACAGACATACGTTCCTGTCTGAATTTAAAGCCGCATAGGAGGCAACCAATGTTTGAATTTAATTTAGGTACTTTCGTTACTGACAAATCAACAGGGTTCTGTGGAGTCATTATCGGTCGGGTGAGGTGGAACTCTGGAGCTATCCAGTACTCTGTCCAACCCCCAGTAAAGGAGGGGGAGACATCTATGCCAGACTCCATTTGGATTGACGGAGACTACTTCGAGGTCGACGAAGAAAGAGGAGTAGCCTCTGCATGGGGAGCCCCTGACTTCTTGTTTGATCTCGGGACAAAAGTAAAATCTATCCACACTCCCTTGGTAGGGTACGTCACTGGACAGTGTCAGTGCCTGAACGGATGCCTTCGCTACACCGTAACCAGCAACACCTTGCACGAAGGGAACAAGGTAGTCTCTTGGTTTGATGAGACCTCTATTGAGTCGTTAAACAAATCGATTTCACAAGAGGAGCGTACCTCTGGCGGCCCCTCCTCCAGTTCCAGAGGGGCGATGCAGCAATGCTAAACAAAGAGATGAACTTAGAATCCATCTTCACCTTTGGAGCGCACAAAGGAAAGCAGTTGGAGGATGTAATCCACGACGACCCCAGCTACATAGAGTGGATGATTATGGAGCGTGTGTCAGAGTTTGACGACGAGGCTCTTGAACTTATAACGAAGGAGGGTATAGCATGATAGAACTTTTAGATCACGGACACGTAAGACTGGTTGACCACATGGGTTCCGACCTGTCCATTGTTAGAAATGCTCGTTGTAGTTACAACGCAGAGTGGAAGGCTGGAGACGACGAAGGAAGTGACTCCCGCCTGATAAACTACCTCTACAAGAACGGGCACAACACCCCGTTTGAAGCGGTGGTGTTCACCTTTGACGTGAAGGCTCCCATCTTCGTGTTCAGGCAGTGGCACCGTCACCGCACCCAAAGCTACAACGAGGTGAGCGCACGGTACACCGAATTGCCCGAAGAATTCTACGTCCCAAAACCTGAACACATCGGTACGCAGTCGAAAGACAATAAGCAAATGCGGGACATGAACAGAGAGGTGGACGATTATCTTTTAGGTGCTGTAGGGGTGATGAGAAAGCACAATGAACGGGCATTTCAACATTACCGCGAGCTTATAACAGTCGGAGTCCCCAGAGAGCTGGCCCGATCAGTTCTCCCTGTCGCCACCTACTCTCACATGTTCGCAACGATGAACCTGCACAATCTGTTCGGGTTCTTGAGGGAGAGGTTGCACGAGCATGCTCAGTATGAGATCAGAGTGTACGCCCAAGCAATGCTAGAACTGATTGAACCAATCGTACCTGTTGCGGTAGAGGTGTTCAGAAAGGAGAGGGTATGAATCGTAGAGGATTTCTCAAGAGGTTGATGGCAGCAGCAGTCGCTGCCAATATTCCTGCAGGTACCAAGAAGCTTTTGGGGATTATGTTCCCAGAGGCTGGGCTTCCCGAAGCAGCGTTGGTGCCGGGGAAGCGGCACCGCATCTGCATAACAAGAAATGCTGGAGTTACCAGTAGTTATGTGGACGGACTTCAAGTATCTAAGATTAGCGACGACGTGCTGAAGTTTACCTACGAAAACGAAAATGCTGAGGAGAGGCTTGCTGGCAGTATTGAGTTAAAGACTGGTAGCACCTCGTTAGACATGCCGGAGATGGAGGCTAACCTTGATGGGGACTTCACTTTTGAAATGGATATTCGCCCAGCGGAAGGTGAAGTCGACACAAGGTTAGATAATTTTATTTAGCCTAAAGAATTGAGCAAAACTTGTTGACTCATCGGGTCGACAAGAGTAGCTTAATCAATGCCCGAAAGGGAACACTGGAGTAAAACTTAAACTTGAAAAGGAGAATGCCAATGGCACTTTCAAAGAAGAATGAAGCTACGCCTGAAGTAACTGAAACTGAAACTGAAACACCTGCCGCTGTTGAAGAGGTAGTCGAAACGGAATCAGTCCTCGAAGAAGACACTCCACCCGAAGCAGCTCCCGTAGAATCCCAAGCAGTCTCAACCGCAACTGACCAACCCCCAGCTGTCACCTCCCAACAGGAAGGTGTGCTCGGTCACTTGCAAAGCAAAGGTTTCGGCGGTCTGACTCTCGACTGGACTTCCTTCCCCACCATCGTGCTCGACAACGGCGAGTTCTGCACAGCAGACGGAAACCCTCTGGATACTAAAGAGATTACCGTTCGCCTGAGCCAATCTCGCAAGCGTTATGTGCTCCGCACTGACGCGGCTAAGGACGAAGATGCTGAGCTGGCCTACACCTATGACATAGGTGAGCTGGCTGACCCGGAATCTGAACTGGCTGTGAAGGTGCGCACTTGGCGGGAAGAGGATGACATCGGCTTCAAAGTTAAGGAGTATATCGAGGCGTTAGCCATCGTACAGGACGAGGAGCTTGAGCTTCACCAGAACATGGTGCTGCTGCAAGTCCCGCCCACCTCCTGTGGCCGTTTCTCAGGTTACCTCACCGAGTTGGAATTGATTCACAACATTAATCCAACTCAATGTCTTACCACCTGTTACGCCGGTAAGAAAATCACCAAGGCTGTGAAGCCCTTCGTTCCTTGGTCTTTTAAAAAGGCTGACTAGTAAGACCTGAAGCTGGTCGGGGGATTATCTTTCCCGACCAGCTTCAACCCTTCTATTTAAAAATCTGAGGTACTCCCATGACTAGACCAAAAGTTATTTTGGATTCTAAGGGTTTGCTCACCCAAATGTTTTACCGGGGGCAAGATCCTAAAGCAATTCTAACCAAGTGCGGCAAGCGAATTAACACTGCTGGCTGGGGATTCGACAACTGGATGGAAGAGTATTTGATGCCCATCCTTAAAGTGTATCGCACTAGCGATATTATCGCGGTGTGGGACGGAGGTAACGAGTACCGCAAGTCCCTGCATCCCGGCTACAAGAAGAAGCGACACGAGGCCAGCGAGAAGGCTCCTATAGAGGAAAAGCAGCAGAGGAAGCTGCTGGAGAACGCGATCAAAGTGTTCCTCGCCAACATCGGAGTGGTTAACGTGCAGGCTGACGGGGTAGAGGCTGACGACGTTATCGCTACCATCTGCAGAGCGCATCCTGACGAAAAGAAAGTCATTCACACTGGAGACGCTGACATGCTCCAACTGGATGACGAGAACACTTACGTCTACTTGCGCAACACCCCTATCAAGGGGGAGCATCAAGGCATCCCGCTCAACATGACAAGGTTGAACAAGTGTTTGGTCGGTGACAAGTCACGAGTACATTGGTGTGCTGCGCTTCGGGGAGAAGGCGTGGAAGGCTATGGTAGCCGAGTATGGTTACGACGGTCTGGCAGAGATTGAGAAGTGCATTGCCAGTAAGGACTGGGCTGCTGTTGAGGAGTCTTTGGAAGAGAATCCTGAAAAAACATTACGACATGTGTACGACAACAGGAAGGATGCGCAGAAGTTTTACAAGGTTGCCACCCTCAACCCTGACATCTGCTACGGGTTTCGTGGTAGCAAGTTGATCTGGCCTGTCTATTACGTCCGGTTACCGACCCGCTCAAAGGTCATCAACGTGTTGGACGAGATGTACTGCGCCAAGTACCTTGAAGATCTTGAATACCTGTTCCCGACAGAGACGCTGGTCACAGCTGAAAACTTTGACGAGGTGTCCCGGCATTTCACCGAACATCTACCAATGACTCCCTGCGTGTCGTTTGACTACGAGACGGTAGATACTTTGAAGAGTGAGGAATTCAATGCGGCCATGCCAAAGGGCAAGGGAAACTACGTTGATGTGATCAGCTCTAGGATCACCGGCTGCTCTCTCAACTACGGACCTGACCTGCAGTACACCATCTACATCCCCACCCTGCACAAAGAGACTTACAGCTGTGACCCTTCGACTATCAGGGGGTACCTGAAGGAAGTGGAACGAGCAGAAGTTCCTCTAATCGCCCACAACAATTCGTTCGAGCTATTGGTGTCGGACTTGAATTTAGATTACCGCCCAGAGAAGCCTTACGACACCATGATCATGGCATCCTATGTCAACGAGAATGAGTTGAAGGGTTTGAAGCCATTGTCGGAGAGAGTTTTCCGCTACCAGCAAACCAGCTACAAGGAGGTGCTGGAAGCTGCCGGAGCTAATGACATGTCGGAGCTTACTGGGGAGCAGGTGTTGTCCTACGGCTGTGACGACTCGTTAATCACAGGACGCCTGTTTGGTTTGTTCAAGCTTACCCTGAAGATGGAAGGCATGTGGGACTTCTATGATCAGAAGGAACGTGCCCCAGTCCACGTACTGAACCATGCGTTTGATACTGGAGTTAGAATAGATTACGCCAAGGTGGACGAGCTGCATAAGGAAGCCGACGTTATTATTGAAGAGGGTATGCTGCGTGTCCGAGAAATTCTGGGGGAGCGCTGTCTGGAGCCAAGCCCGGACGCTGCTGCCCACCTTGATGAGATGGACGGCTCCAACCTGACTGCCATTCTCAGCTACAAGGCCAGCAAAAAAGGTGACAAAGCCCCTACTGACGACGCTCTTCTAGCCAAGAAGCAGGAGAGGCTGTTCCACTGGGAGGAGGCGGCAGTATACGAGCCGTATGCTGAAACCTACTTCCCCCCTACGTTCCTCGGCACCCACACGCAGTTGAATATTGTGGCTGAGGGGCTTGGACTTGATATGGAAGTCCTTAAGCTGCCGTCTAACTCCAAGAAGCAGATCAACATTTTTCTTACCAACGTGAGGCAGTTAAATTATGGGGAGGAGGCTGTAGTTTTCGCCCACCTTCTGGGGGAGTCAGCCCACATGATGAAGAAACGTGAAGGTCCAGAGTTTGAAGGTCTGGCAAAATTCTGTGTCCCCTACCTGGGGGAGGGAAGCCTAGTGAAAGAGGGGGACGAACTAAACTTCAACTCTCCCCTGCAGATGCAGGAACTTATCTATTGCAAGCTTGGGCTTCCAGTACGGAAGCGCACCAAGGTACAGCGAGACAGTTCCAGAAGTACTTTAGGGCTGGAAGGCTCCCCCTCCTGCGATGAGAAGGGCATGAAAATGGCTATCGCGGAGGACTGCCACGGAGAGAATGCGTGGAAGGCTGACGTACTTAACACCGTCATCGACGTGAAGGAACAGAAGACACTGACCTCTCTGTACTATAATCCGTACCCACTATGGAAGCACCCACGGGACGGAGTGATACACCCACAGATACGCAATTGCGGCACGGTGACGAGGAGGCCAACAGGAGGTCAACCTAACCTGCTGCAGGTTAAGAAGGGGCGCACTCGGACTATCGTACTACCGAGAGAGGATGATCACGTCATCGTAGCTATAGATTTCTCTGGGCAGGAGTTGAGGATAACAGGATCTGAAGCCAACGACCCTGTGATGATCGATGCCTATACTGGAGGGGGAGTCAGCACTGACGAGTACGGGATGGTTCACCCCGTCTGCAAAGACATCCACTCGGTCACTGCTATCTCGTTCGCGGAAACTATTTTCCAAAGGGAGCTGAGCACCTCTGATTTTAGTTTCTCTGGGGACCACGCTTATGGGGCTTTCAGAGACCTTCTGTTTTGTGACGACCCCAAGTTGTCGGCAGCAGCGAACCTGTGTAGGAAGATGGCGAAGGTCGTCAACTTCCTGATCATCTACGGAGGGCAGGCCAGCACTCTGGCAATGGGTCTTGGAGTGCCAGAGAAGTTCGCAGAGGAGCTGATGAAACTGGTGTTCCGTACTTACGGCAGGTTGGCTCCGTGGCAGGATGAGACCATCACCTTCGCCAAGCAGCACGGCTACGTGAAGACCGCCTACGGTAACCTGAAGCACCTGACTGAAGATATCAGAAGTAAGGACGGGTCTAGGAGGTCTAGGCAGGAGAGGCAAGCAGTCAACCAGACTGTGCAGGGGTGTGCTGCTGACATCCTGAAGGAAGTACTTACAGCCTCCTACGAAACCAACATCTGGGAGGAGACCGAGTCAGTTATGATTGCCCCAGTCTACGACGAGATCGTATCCTCTGTCCCTGTCAGCACGGTGTTTGAGTACTGCGGAAGGATGCAGGAAATTATGAACGTAACTCCTCCCGGACATGCGATCCCCATGATGGCTGAGGTAAGCATCGGGCCGAACTGGGGGAGTGTGGTGGAGCTTGGAGACAACCCAGCGGAGGTAAAGATTATGGAATGTATTGAATCATTTGAAGGGGAGGTGAGCATATGATTACTTTAAACGAAGGTCAGAAGGCAACTATAGGAAAATGCCTTAAGTTTTTGGAAGACCCCAATGAACGGCTGTTCCTGATAGAAGGGAGCGCCGGTACAGGTAAGACGACTTGTATCCAGCAGGTGGTGATGCAGCGTGGTGATCTGGAGTTTGTTATGACAGCTCCCACCAACAAGGCGACCAAGGTGCTGCGTGAGATAGGGGTGAAAGAAGGACTGAGAGAGGTGGAGTGCAGAACTATCTACTCCCTGCTAGGTCTGCGGGTACAGAAGGACTCAGAATATGTTCGGGTGGAAGCTCTGGCAGAGAGTGAGGTGTGCAAGTACGATGTCGTGGTTCTGGATGAGGGATCAATGGTAAATTCGGCGTTGACTGGGCATGTGTATGACGCATCGATCCAGACCAACACCAAGTTCATCGTCATGATGGACCCCCTTCAACTCCCTCCGGTCGGGGAGGAGAACTCTGAACTGTCTGCCATACCAAACAAAGTCACACTGACTAAGGTAGAGAGGCACGACAATCAGATCCTGACGTTCGCTACCAACTTGCGCAAGGGCATTCTTACCGGCACCCTACCTAAATTCCGCAGCGACAACGATGAGAACGGTGGAGTGTACACAGTAGATGCTAGAAGGATGCGGAAGCATCTTCAGAAGGCGTACACTTCAGAGACCTACCAGAACACCCCCTCCTCCTGTAAAACTATTGCTTGGAGGAACTCTACGGTTAACGGTTACAATGACTTTATTCGTGACTCTATCTACGGGGAGGCAGCGCAGGAGATGTTCGTGGTGGACGAGAGGGTGGTAGCGATCCACCCTATACCCTCGCTCAGCCAAGACGAGTCGTTCGACATGGTGACGGACGAGGAGGGTACGATAGCGGAGATGGAGGTTCGTCAACACCCTACCTTCCCCGACTTCAAAGTATATTATCTGAAGGTGGAGACAGAGTTCAGCCAGACGTGGGCCAACTGTTTTGTTATCCACCCTGACAGCAGGAAGGCGTATGACGCTCGGCTACAAGAGCTGTCCTCCGCCGCCCGTAATGGCAAAATGCCGTGGAAATCTTTCTGGGCGATGAAGAATGAGTTCTTCCACGATGTCAGACCCTGCCATGCTATCACGGCACACCGATCACAGGGCAGTACCTACCGCTCTGTCTTTGTGGATGTTGAGGATATCCTCGCCAACCATAACTTTATAGAGTCTCTGCGCTGCCTGTACGTAGCAGCAACTAGAGCCTCTGACATTCTTGTACTGAGGACACGGTGATGAGTACTAGGCAGCAGGAGGAGGATCTGGTTGTTGACCTGAATATGTTTCAGCTAGATAAGTTGAGAAAAAACCGCGACAAAGATTGGATGGATGTCAGCCCAGAGAAGCTATTAGAGTTTCTTGTGGAGGAGGTGGAGGAGTTAAAAGAAGCTTTATCTTCCGACGGCAGCAATTTGGATGTCTGCAGAGAGTGTGCAGACGTGGCTAATTTTGCCGCTATGATTGCATCTCATCATAAGGTATAAAATTGTAGTAGTAGTCCACAACTGTGGAAAGGCATTTATCACTTTAACTTCTAAATGAGGACAGTACTAATGAGTAAAGAAACAAATCAAGAACTTGAAGCGGCTTTAAATACACTGAGCCAGATGTGTTACAAGGCTTCGGCCAAGTCAGGGTGGTGGCATGACCTTGAGACAGGGGAGCCCCTCGTTAGGAACAAGGGAGAGCTGATCTGCCTGATGCACTCTGAACTGTCAGAGGCGATGGAAGGTGCTCGCAAAGGGCTTATGGATGACCACCTGCCGCACCGTACGATGGAGGAGGTAGAGCTGGCCGACGTACTAATCCGTGTCTTCGACTACGCTGGGGGGCACAACCTCGATCTCGGGGGCGCTCTCATGGAGAAGGTTGCATACAACGCCAATCGCGCCGACCACAAACTAGAAAACAGGAAGAAGGATGATGGTAAAAAGTTCTAAGAAAACTCCTCAGCAGCTGGGTAAGGATTTCGAAGGAAAAGTTCAAGGGGTACTCACTGACTTGCAAAGGACATCCAAGACTTACTGCCTCCGCCTGTACGACACAAGATCGGCGGGCAATTACCTGCCGTCCCAGCCGGGGGACATGGTCTGCGTACACGAAGGTAGGCCTGTCCTGATAGAGGTTAAGTCCAGCGGGAAGGTAGAGAGTCTGTCCCAGAACAGGTCGGCACTAACCAGTCTGTTTGACAACGAACAACTGGCGAAGGCAAAGCTCTGGGTTCGGGCGGGAGGCTATGCTTCTGCCATCTTCCAGTGCCAACACTCTAAAGTCATTGAAGTATGGGATTTGAATTACATAAGAGACTGCTTCAACACTCCCCGGCTCCGGGCAGACAAGAAGCAGGCTTATTTATTTCCCAAGGCTAATCTTAAAGCGGCATGTCTGTTCATGCTGAAAGGGAGGATGATGTGATAAATCTATACTCGGACCCTCACCAAGGGCTCAACCTTGCGTCCAACACCACCCCAGCCTCACGCAAGATGTTAAAAGAATGGATCGCTCTGCATACAGCAGAGGTGGTGGACAGCTTTAAGGGGGGTACTGCCATATGTGCCGGAGATTTCTACCACACCTACAAGAACTCTGAGGAGGTACTGTACAGTACCATGTGGACCGCCAGTCGCACCAGCAAGATACTGGCAGGCAATCACGACGTGGTGAATATCAAAGAGGCGAAAGGTACGCTTGATATTATAGGTACGGTGTTCGACTCTCAGGTGGTGCCATGTAAATTTGGTAAGGTAAACTACGAGGTGATGTCATCCGACTTCCCCAGTGTCACCGCCCCCCTGCTCTATCTGGTACCTCACCACTCCAATCAGGAGCTATTCAACTCGGCTCTGGAAGCAGCGGCTGAGTCAGCAGTTGGGTATGAAAACGACTGTTTCCTTATCGCTCACTGCAACTACGACAGCCCCTTCGTAAATGATGACGTGGCGCTCAACATGACGCAGCGACATGCCAAGAAGTTATTGGAGTCGTTTGCCCATATTTTTCTTGGGCACGAGCACAACCCTCGTGGAGATTTTGGAGGGAGGCTGTCAGTTATAGGCTCCCCCCACCCTACAGGGTTTGGAGACATATCCGACAAGTATGTGATTTCCATCGATACTGAAAAGTTGAATATAACCTACAGAAGGGTTTGGGAGGAAGCCAGACACTACTTGGAGTGTGACTATTCCGAATTGGCTGACCGGCTGAACAAGGATCACCAGTGGGTAAGGTTGACTGGGGAGATAGCCCCCTCCGAGATCCACACGCTGGCCGCTGCCATCAGACAGGCGTGGAAGATGTTCGAACCCTTTGCTATCCGCAGCGACGTGAAGATATTAACAGGAGATACCTCTGCTACCTCCTTCGACACGTCCAACGTAGACAATATAGGGGAGACAATTGAACGAGAGTTGAAGAATTCCCCTGATTTGTATGAATTATGGAGGAGTTTGCACGATGATTAAGTCACTAGTGCTGAATAACTTCAAGAAGCATGCTCACGCTGAGTTCACGTTCACTGAGGGGCTGAACGGGATCTTCGGACCCAACTACACCGGGAAGACTACCATCCTGTACGCCATCCTGTACGCCCTTGGAGGAGCTTCCCACGTCCCCGGCACCAACATACAGAAGAAGGGTACGAATCTTGGCCTGTCGGTGGTGATGGAGTTCGACGTGGGAGGTATGGACTACAGGGTGGAACGTAAGAAGTCTGGAGCCTACCTGTACGACAACGAGGGGATGATAGCCAGTGGCACCTCAAACGTCACCAAGAAGATCGAGGAGCTACTGGGTATGCCCATCAAGCGGTTCCGGCAGCTCAAGTACGCAGAGCAGAAGAAGGCTCACGCCCTGCTGTCCATAGGGGCCACGGAGCTGCACAAGATCCTTGAGGAGCTGACAGGTCTCGACCAGATCAATAACGCCATGGAGAAGCTCAAGAGCATTGTCTCCTCTGCTTCTGGGGCGCTGGAGGTACTGTCACACGAAGACACTAAGGATCTTGAGAAATCTGAAGTAGAGTATAAGGATTTGGTTTCAGTTTTTAATTATCAGGTTAAAGACATCGTAAAAGACAAGGAGGCGGCAGACAAAAATTACGCTGCGCTGCTTGAGGATACTGCCAATAGGCTGGAGCAGTACAATAAGTGGAGGGAGTGGAGTGCTGAGAAAAACTTACTCTCTGCTGCTGAGGAAATACACAAGTCCTCCATAGCCAGCTTGACCTCCAAGGCAGACATTAGTATTGATTTTGAAAAGAGGAAATACAAAATCGATAAGGCTGAGGAAAATGTAGGAGGTCTTGATAACTCCCTGTCCAAAATGAAAGCGGATGCGATGACAGCTAAGCAGATGGAGTCAGAGTTGAAGGGGTTGGACGACTTCGTGGACAAGACTGAAAAACTTGTTGCCAGAGGGGAGAGGGATCTGCAGGAGATGCCCGAATCCCTGTGTCAGGATAGTTTGGACAAGGCGGAGGGAAGTATGGAGAAGCAGAGAGAGGACGCTGCTCTCTCCCAGTTAAAATATAGCAATATACTGAATCTGTTTACCGACTCCAAGTGCCCTACATGCGACAGAGACTACGAGGGTTTCGAAGAGGTGACCAAGGAGCAGGTGGATAACTACGAGTCCTTGTGTGAGGAGGCTAATTACAAGTTCAAGAAGATGAGAGGGGAGTTCAGGAATCTTAGGACAGGGCTGTCTGTTAAAGTTGAACTGGAAAACGATCTCCGTAGAAATCTAGAGGCTATGGCAGAGGCTGTAGTAGATCGCAGAGGTAAGTTGGAGGCTGCTTCCGAATTCGCAAAGATATCTAACCTTAAGGCAGACCCTGTTGCTGCTGCCAGAGAAATCAGGGAAAAGCGTCACGCTATATCTGAGATGAGGACTGAGTACTCCCGTCAAAAAGATTATCACGATTTGCTTGTAGATGAGAGGGGGAAGTTGGAGGATTGCACCGCCACCCTAGAAAAATTGGTAGAGCCTGAATATGACTCGGGAGGGTACGACGAAGCACAATGCCAGATGTCAAAAAGCATTACTATCAGAAATGAGCTTTCAGATGAACTGATAGAAAAGAGTAAGCACTTATCTGGAGCTGTAGCAGAGCTAACCTCCTGCAAAGACAAGCTCACGAGACTAAAGGAAGACAACCATGCGTATGACCAAGCGAACAAAAGACTGAGTACTGCAAAAGCTCTACAAAAATATCTCAGAGACAATCGTGACCGTTACACTGGGGAGATCTGGGACTACTTCTTGGGAAGCGCCTCAACCTTTGTGGAGGCATGCACCAACGGAGCCATTACCAAAATAAGCCGATCAGAGGATGGAAAGTTCTTCTTCGAAGAGGAAGGGCATGCCATGTCCATGAGTGATGCGTCCGGGGCGCAGGAGGCGATCATGGGTATCTCTGTCCAGCTGGCTCTAGCACAGGCAACTCAATGCCCTCTGGATATTTTGCTGGTGGATGAGCCTACCGCTGACATGGATGCTGAGCACTCTATAGCGGTGGCGGGTATGTTAGCTACGAAGGGCAGTCAGGTAATCACCATCTCCCACAGGGAGATGGACGCCAGCGTCTGCAACAATGTAATTTTAATGGGAGAGAGTGTATGAGAGAAGATTTAGAAAAAGAGATGCAAGATCTAGGGAAGGCAGAGAGGGATCATCCCGCTAGTAGTGCGGAGGAAGTACCCAACGAACCATTTGCAGCAGAGCCTACCACCATAGAACAGGTGACAGCCATCCTTGAGCAGGCGATAACAGAGATAGGTGGGCGAGCCGCTCTGTACGACCAGCCAGACGGTGAGGAGTCAATGCCCAAGGTGATCAGAATGTTCAACACGCTCTACGGCAGAGACCTCACCGTAGAGGAGGGCTGGATGATGATGGTGCTACTCAAGGCAGTACGCAGCGCCAACGGTGACTACAAGCGAGACAACTACGTAGACCTTGCAGCCTACGCAGCGTTCGCCGGTAAGGCTGCTAGAGATGATTCTTCGCCTTGAAGTCGTACACAGTTTCATTGTCGGGGTAGGCTTCAGTCGGTATGGCAAAGTTTGTAACGTACCTTGCTTGCCCGACGGTGATTCTGCAGTCATCAAGGTGCCCCTCTATTGAAGCTGCTGCCAGATTTGAAGAATCATTACCCCATATCAGTCCGTTGCTGCCTACGATATAACTAGCTGTGTCAGGGTTGTAGGTACTCCCTTCTTGAGCCCCATCGATAAATAACCTCGTCGACTCCTGATGGCGAGTTAGAGCTATGTGATGCCAATTAGTATCTCTAGTGTTGGTGGAAGTTACTATCTGGTCAACTCCTCCAGTATTAAATCTTAAGTAATTCTGAGCGGCTGAAAAGTAAATTACGAAAGCAACTGCAGAGTTATTGTCAGAGTCAGGTCTTATGTCAAATAAGACCCCGGTGGATGCGTTTGACACACTCTTGAACCAACACTCTATCGTAAAGTCTTCCGTCCCAAAGGCGGGTACGTCATAAGTTCTTAAGTAGTTAGTTCCATCGGCAACTAGGTAGCTGGAACCCCCCCACTTAAATTCAGCAGTACTTATGTCGGCGGTACCTACGATATCCCACGTTACCTCTCCCACCTCATCCAGAGTAAACTGATCGTCGTCAGCCCCCTCAAAGTGCAGCAGGCTGGCAGTGTAGGGGTAGGGGATTTCTCTCATGTACTGGGACTTTGGCAGTCTGCCGGGAGGTGTGAAATCCGCAGTGTATCTAACAACGCCACTGGTCACCCTGAAGTCCTCAAGGTAACCAGTCATAGTGAGACTTCCACCAGTGTACCCGCCAATGGCAAATTCTGTATCAGTGAATGATAGTCCGGGATCGTTATAGGTGCCTAGAGATACTCCATTCAACCAAAACTTAAAATCTGTTCCGTCATAAGTAAGGGCAACGTGATGCCACGTTACTGCCGCAGGGGGGGTGACAGTTATTCTGGAAGCGCCGTCTGTCCAAAATATTAATTCTGGTCCGGCGGCAGCGTTGTACACCACAAATTCCTGATCAGTCGCAGCTGTATTTGAAAAAAGATATTGGTCACCCACTGTGGCGTCTAGGTTGAAAAAAGTTTCTATAGTAAAGACAGACCCTAGAGTAAAGGAATCGTAATCTATCCTATCCGCTTCCATCCTGATTGAAGTGTCGACAAATCTACTTAATACGTTTGAGTAGGCAGGATCTCCCACAATGTTTGAGGGAGCGTTACCCATTGCGTCAACAAAGGTTGTAGATCCGTCAACCTCCCCCCCTGATAAGAGAAGTTGAACAGATGGGAAGTTAGAGTCTGCTTCTACAGTCAAATACTCATCCCTGTCCAAGATGTAGTTTTCATCTTCAGCATATCGTGATACTTGCTTGGTGAATCTCACACGGATAATTTCGCCAAGGAGAGAGCTGCCGGGGGTGGCGTTCCTGTCTGACCCCAGCCTGACACCACCAGTGCCTA